GATTGACATTGAGGCTGTGCATGTTTGGTTTAGATGCTTTTCATCTGGCGCGGATAGAGATGAGACGATTTCAAATTAATTAAATAAAATCAAATGCATACCTAACCATTTTTCGTAGTTCCATGTCGCAAAACTGCCTAAAATAAAGCTTTTAATATCAAGCACATAAAAATAGTTTTGGGGAAGACGTTCTATCGCATCCTTGTGCACTTAATGAGACCTACTTCACCGGATAATCTTCAAACCCCAGCGTCCGCATCTTGTTTACCGCTTGGGTAATCCCCCAATTACTATCAATTCTTTTCTTTCAGCATCCGCCCTCAAGAATTTTTCGCCAAAAAAATCTGTTCATATTTTGTTCGTTTGATTCTAAAGTTTGAATGTGATCAAGTAGAATTCACTTTAGCATGCATTCCATAGCGCAGCTTTCTTCTTTATGTTATTGATTTATATACCATGAATAGCCATCTATAATTTGTGCTTTTATACTGGTTACAACTAGTCGGCTCGACGGGTATACTGTATATGCAAACAGTAACAATAGGAGGGTCTAATGCTAAGCTTCTTTGCAAAATATATACTTACAGCTAGCGCTGTTGCCCCTGTATGCATAACATTATCCTTTGTAGCATGGCTCAATGGTTCTGCTAGCTATGCACTAGTGAGTATAGCTTTAGCCTTAATCAGTTTTTTTCTATGTTGGATCACTCTTTTCATCGTTAAAAGAAAGGTAAGTGAAACACATGTTAATCTAGAATCTTTAACACCAGCAAATAAGGAGATAACTAATTACTTTCTAGCCTATTTATTCCCTTTAATAACTGATGATAAGCTTATTGAGAACATTTGGCTCGCTGTATTTTTTTATGTAAGCTTATTTGTTTACATTGGTTTTTCAGGCAGTTATTCTTTTAATCCACTTCTAACCTTTTTTGGATATAAATTTTACGAAGCAGAAGATGACACATCAGTTTCGTTTGTTCTAATATCTAAAACAGCCATTCAAAAGGGTAACATTAAAGGATTAAGAGTCGTTCAATTAACCGACCATACATTCATTAAAATCTAAGGCCTAACTATGGAACTGTTTGCACTTACTGAAGATGATGTATCCCCCGATATTGTTAAGGTGTGCCTAGAAAAAGATACAACAGAGAAAGTTACCGACCTATTTGAGAGGATGATACAGAGCTTTCATGAGTCACATCCAAATGGGATCGAATATACTGCTGATTATAAACCCGAAAAAAACGAGCACTTTATAATCACCGATTTTAATCAGCATTCGGGTTTACAGGAGGCATTGAAAACTCCTAAATCAATTTCTGCACTTGATATAAAAGACATCGGCTTAGAGAAAATTAAAGCTCTCTTTGTCGGGTCAACCGATGGCAAGCTAATTTACTTACAAAAGTTTGATAAAGGTCAAGTAATTACCACAACTAAAAGCTTGATTTTTCTAGACAAAACAAAAACATTTGCCGCACCTAAGCATAATGGGCTAACCATTGGCCCCAAACTTACTGCAATAATTGACATCAATAATCTTTTATTTACTAACTTCAACAATCTCCGTCGCATATTCGATATGGATAACTACTTTAGGGAAGCAACGGATGGTGAATTAGACACATTCCAAAAAGAAGATGTTTTTTACTTTGAGGAAGGTTTCAAATTGTCTGATTTTGATGATACAGTTATAAGGAGAAAGGTAACGTTACTCAATATGTCGGGGGTTCTGAGGGAGCATGATATTTCCACGCTTCAGGAAGCAGCTATCCAACTAGACCATCCGCTGGAGATTATTCAGCATCAAAAGAAAGAAAAAATTAAATTACCAAACAACAAAAAAGATGTAAAATTGCTTCTTAGCTTTCTCGACTCAGATATTTACATATCAGCGATTAATGGTGCAAAATACCGCTCCAATTCAAAAACAAGACTGTAAATGTAATAATGGGAGTTCTGCTCCCATTATTATTATGCCTATATTGTAAAAGGCCTATCACTCAATTCATTCAAGTGATATCTAGTGAAGAAAAACCCGTCTCAAAGCCCCCCCTTAGAATTGAACAGCATAAAAGTACGCGCTTCCCCTTCTTCTGAAGAGATATCTTTGAAGGTGGTCACGTATCACTCTATCCAGTTGATAGCCTGCTTCAGCGATCAGTTCCAGTTAACCTCCTCAAGCTGTCTACGGATTTAATTTACCTCCCCATTAACTGGAATATGCAAAAAGAGGCTTTCTATTGTAATAGTTTTCTCGCTACGAATTATCATCAACAACATTGCCGAATTCGATTTGACATATTATATATCGCATTACATAAACGCACGACACATTAACCCAATAAAGAAATACAACCGCACTTCTCAGTTGCAAGTCAATTAAATAAATTATTTTTAATATTGATTTAAATCAAAACAAATAAACACTTAAAGAGTATTCTTTTTCATGTGCTTTAAGCACGTCCAATTAATATTTATATAGGAACAAAAAATGAAATACGAAATAATTGCTAAGTCTTCAGACACTAAAAATGAATCAAAAGTGGAATTAACCATGACTACTGAGTATGAAATGATTATTGGCGACTCCTTTATTAATCAGAAATATAATCTTGAAGGAACAATTACTGGTCGTAAATTTGTGTTCGATGAAAACGGAGAGCTTAAATCTGTCATGCTCTACATCTGATCTTAATATCCCTAAAATCCTTAAATAATAATGCCGTGAGGCCCGTCAGCATTAGTCAGGCCTCACCTACTTATCCTACAACTCCCCCCACTTACCAAATACTAGTGGCTCACCATATCCGCAACGTCGATACTCCTTAGTTGAATTATAAGGCCAGTAAAACTGTCGACAGGCACCCTCACTCACGCCAGTAGCCACAACCCTGATAGCACCAGCGGTTTCCTCGGGATAGTGATTTTCCTCTGTGGCGTAGCTGCTGACGCTCTGGAAGTAATCGCCTGGTGCGGTGAGTTCGTCCAGGTCCTGGTCCTCAGGTAATGACTCCGAGGCCATTGGCGCAGCGCCGACATCTTCCGCACCCAGGCTGTCTTTGGTGGCCAGTTCGCCCAGCCCAATATTATCGCGGGCTTGGGCCTGTGCTTCTTCTCCCGCATCAGCGATTTCAGAAAGCTGGTTTTCGATGCGAAGAAATTCTTCGATAACCTCAGCCTGAACTACCGTCACCTTCTGGGAACCCGTAACTTCTGAATAGGTGCCTTTGATGGTCAGAACTGAATTACCCTGACCATTGGGGAAGATCACCCCACCCGAGAAAGATGCGACCGCATTATCAGCACTGCTGTATTCGAGTGGTTCTGAGTAATTTGTGGGATTAAAAACAACTGATGGCGTATAGGTTTCTCCATTATCCACCAGCTCCGGTATTGCCCCGATGACAATGGATTCAAGAAAAATATGCTGGGTTATCGTCAATGTGGCAGTCAGGCCTGTAGAAATGGACGCAATAACAGTTTGCGTCCCACTCTTGCCAGCAGTTGCGGTGTACAGCCCATTTTCATTCACGCTACCCAGTGAGGCGTCAGATACAGACCAGGACACCGGATATGAGGAAGCCAGGGATGCGGGAAGAACTGATGCTGTGCATTGCTGTTGTTTTCCTTGTTCAATAACAACTGTGGAGGGAGAGACAACAACCGCGGTGGGAAGATCCGTATTGTTGTCCGACTCCGCCTGATCCGTTTTAATAATGAACATCGTGGCAACGTTTTTAACGCGTGTTTCTGCCGCCGTCCTTACTACGCGGGAAGCATCGAAAACATATTTTCTGACTTCATTATTCTGATTTCCTTTGTCACCAGAACCCGCTGGCCCATTGTCGTAGAAGGCCCCGTAAACCAGATTAGGGTTGTTTATCATTGCTGACTGACCTATATCCGCAGGAAAGCCACCAGTAATATTTTGAATGGCATCTTCCTGCAAACTCCCAATCTCACGATTTGGCTCCGAGTCTACTGCTGAACCATGAGCCCATCCCCTTGGAACATAGCCACGCCAGTCCGGAACGCGGCCAGAAGGATGCTGTACGGCAAGTTCAGGATTTTTAACCGTATCAAATGACTGCCCATTAAGCTCAAGCCAGCCTTCCGGTGCGACCACACCACTCCACATGATGATTGCCCCAACAGGCAGGATAAACGGCGCAACTGAATCACCTATTTTATCTGCAAGGGCATCCGTGACTTTTTTCAGGCGGCGTGGAGATATTATGACGGTTCCGCTTTTCCCTTCTTCGGTTTCGGCTTCAGTGGCTTCAGCAAAAATAAACTCCTGCCACTTTGACGCATCTGCCCCGGGTGTGGCCGTGTTGTTATTCACCAGCGAAACGTAATTTTTGAACGAATCTGTACTGGTGGCACGATAACGTACGACAGTTCCCGCTGAATAAGGAAATGCCGTTCCGTTGTTATCCGCTGCGGTGATGTACTCGGGGAACGCCGCAGACTGATACTGACGCAACGCGACCGTAACGGCGTTGAACATGAAGTTCATCACCTCACGCTCTACCGGCTTCGCGTTCGCATCGGTATCCATGTCTTTTTCGTAATCAAGAGGCCAGCCCTGCGGCCAGTTCACGCTACCATCTGCGGTAACAGTTTCAGGGATGGTGGAGGTGTCGCCGTTAGACGCGAACGGCACGCGGAAAAATACCTGATCCATAATAACCTCTTAGCTCATTCCATTTTGTGAAAGCGTTGTGCCGATCAGCATCTGAATGGCGACTCTGAAGGGCACATCTGCACCTTCAAGGATTTCCACCTCTGAATTATCAGACAGTTTGAATGCACGTTTCGGCGTCGCGGCCATCACTGCTGTAAACGTCAGTGCCACCGTTGAAGAAGTGATTTTTTTATCTGTCGGATAAATTTGAAACGGCACGTGGGCATTTTTATTATCCAGATAATAGTAAGCGGGTTCGAAGCAAAACTGCGTCGACAGCGAGACTCCCCCAAGCTGCGTTATTTTCAACGGATTCGTCAGACTGGATGACAGGGTAAAGAGAACCGTTCCGTCAGGGAGACTTGTACGCGTATCAAGCATGCCATTAAGGGTGGTGGATACCATTTTGGGAATGACAGGATGCGCACCATTAACATAAAGGCCGTCGTCATTCATTTTCGCCATGTTGGAAGCAAGAGGATCAATGTCTACGCTTGCTGATCCCTTCAGCCAATCCAGGAAATCTTCTTCGGTTCCTTCGTTACCTGCATCCAGCCAGATTTGATAAGCCGACGCGCCGTCGTCTCCTTTTTTTCCTGCCTGAAAGTCGAGATATGCGCTCTCTGTCGTATCAGCGCCTTCTTCCTGCAATCCGACCCATACCTGGTACGCCGATAAGCCATCGTCGCCGTTTTCACCGTCTTTGCCTGGTTTACCTGAAATGAACTCGACAAAGGCCTCTTCGCTGGTATCAGCGCCTTCAGGCTGGAGCATCACCCATACGTCATAGGCTGAAGCGCCATTTTCCCCATTCTCGCCTTGCTTACCTTCCTGAAAGGCCAGATATGCCGCCTCAGAAGTATCTACACCGTCCTCCTGAGCCTCGACCCATATCTGGTATGCCGAGAGTCCGTCAGCGCCATTTTCACCGTCTTTGCCTGGCTTTCCCTGCATGAATTCAAGATAAGCGGCTTCGCTGGTGTCTTCTCCTTCAGGCTGGGCGTTGGCCCATATCTCATAGGCTGATTCCCCCGCATCTCCTGCCGGAATCAGGGTTTTAACCTGTTCGACAGTCGCGCCACGCGTCTCTTTTCCCTGAACAACAGGGAAGCGTTCAGCCCCCGTTAATTCTTCGGCTGCCGGCAGTTCAGAAATCGCGACCCCGACCGCCCCCGCTTTGAGTGAAAACAGCTTTTCTGCGGACGTGGAAACCCGCCCCGCAGACTTACGCCCGCCAGGTAATTTTTTATTTGCCATTGTTGGCTCCTGATTAATTTATTTTGAGAGGCTCGGATTCAAGCTCAAGCGCTTCGCAATCGAGTGCGATCAGCAGTGCTCGCGCAACGACCGTTGCGGGTGGTGTGATTGTGGTCAAAATGAATTTACCTTCGGCATTGGTTACAGCACGCTGTACCCGCTGGGCACCGTCCTCGCCCGTAATGATGACCGTCACGTCCTGATCGGAAACATCCAGCTCATTGACGATGATTTGCCCTGAGAGAATGCCGTCAGCCCAGCTGATTATGATCGAGCCGTAGTAGTAGACTGGCGGTCTTCCGTCGCCGTACCAGAACGGCGCGTTGCCGAAATTGTTGTTATGCCGCCCGAACCCGAAAGGCTTGCGTTTTATGACGCGGTGTTTTCGCATACCCACGCCCTGCGGTCGGGGGATCAGGTCGTAGTCCTCCACCAGTTGCTGAACCGCAATGCTTACGGTGTCCTCATGCCATACCAGCCGCATGGTCATGTCCTGCGCATCGAGCACGGTGGCGTTTACGTCAAGGATGTAATCCGCTGCCGCCTTCACATCGTCGATAGTGGCGATCCCGTTGTTCTTGCAGATTTTGGCCTTTATCATTTTCCGGTAAAGGACATCATCCACTTCGGCAACTTCACAGCCTGGATAAAATCGGCCGACTGGCCTTTTACGGTATCCGGCAATGCGTCCGCAGATATTGAGCTGCTCACCTTCCGCTTTATCAATATCCAGAATGTTACGGACCTTCTCTATCTGCTCAACGAGCCGACTTTGTGCCACGTCAGGAAGTGACAAAATCCACTCGATCAGTTTCGGGGCGTTTTTGTATTCCTGGTAAATTCGGCTTTTCGCCTTATCACTGAATTCAGACATAATTTATCGTGATGTTCTCCGGGCTGAATACGCCGAGCTGGTTGAACTTAACGGGGATCACGCTCCTGTTAACTTCTCCTGCAGCCGTACCGATAGAAATGTTGCTGACGAAATCATCAGCGCCGACAAAGTAGTTTGCAGGGGTGTACAGCCGCCCTGCTGCGAGTGCTTCACCAATGCGAAAGCCCTGTTTTGCAAAGCCCGTAGTTTCGTCAAAACCCACCAGTGTGTAATCCACGATGGCCTCTTTAATTTTCGCCTTTTCATCCTCGCCAAGCGTGCTGGTTTTGATATCAACCTGGACATAAACGGCCACGTACTCAGGGCGAAAGAACGTGATGTTTACGGGCTGACCTTTCGGCGTGAACGTGTCCACGCTGATTTTATTCGGGAAGGTGTTATAGCGATTCAGGCCGCAGCCGGGATTTTTATGTGTGGCCATCGCCAGCACGATAGCGTCAGTCTCCCCGCCGTCGATAAATATCGCCATGGAGTGACCGTATACACCGTGTTCATCCGTTTCGTTTTCGACGTTCTCATGAACCAGCGTCTGTTTAACGCCTGTAACGTTATCCAGTGCGGCTTTGATATTGTCGATCTGATTATTACCAGGCAGCGCCACCGAGTAATTACGTCTTACCCGAAAGGCATTATCGCGCTCTTCAGCTTTCCCAAGGCTGGCGCCCTGAGTGTTCGTCACCGTGCGTATACGGGCCACTGGCGAAGCAATGATGGTAAGTGTGCCAGGGTTGGCACTCTCCGCGCCTGCGGTCGTACACGTAACGCTGACGGACGCCTTCCCGCTGGTATCGGTGATAACCTTCGCATCTGTGGTCCAGAGCGTGCCTGTGACACGATGACGCACTTTTACCCCAGCAGGTATCTCGATTAGCCCGTCCCCCTCAAACTCTACAACGTCCGTTGAGAAGCTTTCCGGCTGACGTTGTAGCCCCGCGAACGCGGCGATGCGGTCCAGTTGCTGCCCCTTTGCCGCGTTCGGGTCCGCTGAGTGGTAGGCGTTAATCACCTCTTCATCCAGGTTAGCGAATAACTCTGACCAGACAGCGATCGCCAGTCCGTCAGGGGTTTCTGGCGACAGGTTCCAGCCGCTGTCGATCCCGAGGTATTTTTCAGTTACCTCGTCTTTGTATTCCTGAAGGGTCGTTCCCGTCGCGCCGTGTTTCGTTATTTCAGCCATTAGAGATCCTTGTCGTACAGGAATTCGAACTGTTCGTTGTTGATGTCGGTCAGCGTGGCCCTAATCGTGAACGTGCGTTTTCTGGTGTCGCTGTCCATATCAAACGTGTTGATCGCCAGCACGCCCCTGGTGGAAAGGATGCGCTGTTTTATGTTGGCTTCAGCGATATCGCGGGAGGACTTACCGAGGATGCTCTGAAACCACGGCGTACCATCAGTGGCATCGAGAAAATACTCCCCCAAAAAAAGACGAAGCCTGCAAATGCAGGCCTGTCGGGTTTCTTCTTTTCCGGTAACGAAGTGATCGCCACTGGTCACAATATCGCCGTCTGAGAAATTACGGATCACGTATTCCTCCCTACCACCAGCGAACGGCGTTGATAAACTGAGCGAAACCATAAAGAACCAGACACAATGCCGCTGACTTAATCACCAGCGCGGTGGCAATGCCTATTTCTCTCGTTACGGGTGCTTCAAGTTCAAGTCCATTTTTCATGGTAAACCTCATGAGAATTCGTTTATAATTCACACACAATTACTCCTTGTTAATTGTCCACATGTAGCAATGAAAAACCCCTGACGTTGGCGCGTTCAGGGGTTTTGTGTTTTCTGTATCTATTGTGTCACTTTATTCAGGACCGTCTGTTTTGCTTCCCCCAGAAGCCACGCCGCCGTGTTTGTGCGTTGAGCCGATATTCTTCCCGTTGTGCTGAAGCCCATCAGAGGACAGCGAGAGTGTCTGACCTCCAGCGCTGAGGTTTATACCGTCATCAGTCAGATGAAGCCGCACAGAGCCGCTGGCGTTGCTCATGCCGATACCGTCAGTGGGTAAGCCTGAAATACTGGTGGCGCGTGAGCGGTAGCCTGGGGCAAAGAAAGCATCGGTCGCATCGAACATACGCGCATCAAGAGGACGCACAGGCCCGCCCTGCTCGATCCAGTAATCAACAGAGCGCTGGGAAAAATGAATCAGTCCTTCGGTCCCTTCTGGAAGTTCATGAAAAATGGACCACTTCGCCGTCCCTGAAAACTGAACGGGTACGTGTTTGATCTCGGGGAGAGTATTAAACACCCCCTCTCCCTCATGCCGCTGAATACCGATTTCAACTGTAGCGCGCTGCAAAGCGGGATCATATCCCGTCACCTTACCAGGCAAACAAAACATCAGATCCCATAAAAGTTGTGGCCTGAGTTGCATCACCATCGTGAGAAAAGGGTTTGCATCCTTCATATCAACTTCCTCGCCACAAACAAATTGCGGTGGTTTTCCAGGGATTCCCCCAGAGTGAGCCTTCGTGCGTTGTTCTGAGAATGGTGAATTTTCCTGTTCTGCGCTGATTTTCCGCCAGATTCTGAAGGTCTGAGAAATAGGCAAGACTGAAATTCAGCGTCCAGAACCGCGAGGTAACGTTCATCACGTCGGCGGGTTGAAGCTGATAATTCAGTTTTACGTCAACCTCCAGAGAACTCGCATACCAGCGCGGGGCACCCTCCATGCCATTTAGGGATGATATGTCATGCTCTACCCAATCACGCGCTGCTCCCTCGCGGATAATGAGCGTGCGCGTGGGAGTATGAAGCCACCAGAATCGGAAAAATTGTTTCAGCTCGTCCAGAAGAACACGACAGAGTTTTCCGCCCGCGTTGCGGCCTCTGAGCAGCACAGGAAGATCTGAAAAATCACCGACAAACTCTACGGGTGCGCCCAGCCCCTCGGCAATATCTCCGATGACTTCCTGATAAGGCGTGTTATCACCCCATGACTGGTATGACGTTGCATCCCATTCCGTTGATGTCGCCGTGCAGTAGAGTTTTATGCAGGTGCTTACGCCATCCTTTGCTACCTGGACATTATTGATTCGGCCCGTAAAAATCACGCCGATATCATTACCATAACCAGCCTTAAGGCTCACCGTTCCGTAATGGTTCCCTGCATCGTTTCTTATCCGGATAAGATCCCTCGCCCTTGATGAAATACCAAATACAGTGATGCCCGCAGTCGCATTTGTGTGCTGAGGAAAATTATCAACCAGAAAGCGTGTCTCAATTGGCGGGGCGTAGGTGAGCACTTCTCCGCTGGAAGTAGTGATTTCCAGCAGGTAATTCCTGTCAAATAATCTGCTCATGAGCAACCCATTCCAGTTTATTATCGCGGCCCAGGTTACTGACCGTTGGGCTTTCTCCTCGGAGATATAACGCGCCAATGTCAGTATTCAGGCCAGCCAGCAAATTAACGTCAGGATGCAGCGCACGCCCAAGAGCTACCGGCTCGCCGTTTTCCAGAATATCCACGCAGAAGTATTCAAAACGGGTAAGCCAGCGGAGACGGAAAACAAGATAATGCGATCCGAGTTGAATACGAAAACGCTGGAATGCGTGACCACTGGATAGTGGAATGACGATCATGCTACCTCCACAATTTCGGTAATGACTTCCCCTCCGGAAAATTCTCGCTGCCCCTGCGTGGTAACACTGTCACCCCACGGTAAATTGGCGTTAGTTTCTTCAACCGTGTCGTGGATGATTGTTAGCTGCAGCATATCCACGACGATGATCAAGCCGCCTTCAGTTTCCTTGTCTATCTCCGTTCGGGTGCTGGTAATGAGGCAGTTTTTGTAAGACGCCCCTTTACTGGCAACCAGATCAAAGGTTTCATGATTTCGCTGAATAGTGCGCAACTGCTCAAGGAGGCTTTGTGATCGAGTGGTTCCCTGGCTGCTCTGGTAGACAGCCAGCCCTACACTTGCCGCGATACCAGAAAGCGCAGCGGTACGCCCTGACATTAGCGATGCAGCCACCCCCGCTGTCAGCCCTCCTCCGATATTTACAAGCGGCTGTGCCAGCTCCTCCTGTTGCGCAATCAAACCTCGATACCAGTTATCGGAAACCCCTATTTCCATAGTGATATCAAGCGCACGAGTCACCGCGTTATCATGCGCAGTTTCAGCCGTTTCCAGCGGGAATTCGCTCACGTCTGTACGCAGCTCGGTACTCTCTTTTAGCAGAGCGTCAAAATACAGATTTCCGATCTGCGGCCTGTTACGTGTAAACAGTCCGGTAATTGCCATCAGAATTTATCCGTTGAAAGGTGGGCTGTAGCCTGGCTGGTTTTTTCCGCGACCTGTCCGAAGACGATATCAGCGACTTCTTTCGCATTCGCGCCACTCGCATTGATAACGATATTGTTATTTGCGGTAACCGAACGGGCGCCAGCATCATCCGAAAAGTTAGCTGGTTGAGGAATGCTGTTTGCGCTGGCGTAGTACCCTGCCAGTGCATTCTGTCCAGCAGATGAATTCAGGCCCGTCCAGACCTGCCCAAGCCCGTTAGCCGCTCCGGTGATGTTCCCGTTACGAATGTTATCGCCCTGGCCCGCACGCTGTGCCAGCCATAGAGCAACTTTATCCTGGTTGGCTGGAGAGAAATCCATCGGGCCGAGTGCTTTCACCGCGTCGTCCCATGAACCAGCAGTTATTTGATAGCGGCCAGCAGCTGATGTGCGTGTGCCGTTGTGTTCAAAATACTGACGTGGGTGATCGCTATAATCGGAAAATTGACCACCTCCAAACAGGGTGTTGTACCCATTATTCGCATAGTTTGATGTCCCTTCCGCCTGAGAAATTAAGTTAAGGAAATCACTTTCGTTTTTTGATCTGCCGCCTCCCTCCAATTGTTGAAGATATTGTTCTTTCCAGTCGACCGTTCCGGAAGGGAGTGCCTTACCTGGGTTTCTTTTTTGCCAGTTTTTTATTGGATCACTCATGGCCTGAGCGTCTTCTTTCTCCACAAAGGCATTTCCAGGCGCGATGATGCCGAGAATAGTAGCAATTACAGGGTGAGCTAATAATCCAGACCCAAAGGAAGTCGCCGCCTGTTTACCAAACAATGCACCAATCGTTTTCCATACAACAGCAGTACCACCGATACCAGCAGCATATGATGCATACTTAGCTTCATCAGGATACTTCTGCATTAAATCATTAACTATTGCCGTAAGGCTGGACAACGGACCAATAAGATCCCCACCGATGGCCTTTTTCAAGTTTTCAAAATTTAATGATAAAATCGACAATTCATCATTAAGTTTTTGTGCATTTTCTGAAAGGGCTGGATCTATTGCTTTATACATCCTCTCAAATTGTTCGTTAATTTCTTTAAAGCCACCCACTCCTGTTTCAAGCAAGCGAGTAAGTGGATCATTATCACCTAAACCAACACCCCCTCTTAGAGTTCTCTGCTGA